CGTGCCCACGATGATGCTCCTGATGCGGATGAAGGAGCCATCTATAAACTACAGAAGCAAATCCGCGAAGAATCGTTCACCCCGAGTTTCGGCCGTCGGAACTCCTCTAAATACAATTGGTAACATGGAAAAGAAAAGTTTATTCTATCGCCTGGCATGGTTTGTCGCTAACCTTGACAAAATGGTAGCCTGTCAATACCGGAAGAAACGGTTTGATAAGCGGCTGAAAAAAGCGAAGAAAGAAGCCCTTGACCGTCAGGCTCAAACAGGACGTAAACAGTATGTAATTGTCATGCGTGGCTATCCGCGCGTCATAAGCAAGCAGCAGATGCAGGTGCTCCTTCGCCGACGGTATTTTAAGAAAGGCACCAGTATTCAGGATATCGAGAAGATGGCGCTATTCGTTACAGAGACATTCTCAAAGCCATTTTACAAAGACACGGAAGAACATCACGTACTGTTCGGTAATAAAACGATGACGGGAGGATTTTCATGGTAACCTTTATCAATACAGACGATTACATAATGATTGGCACATCTGCGTTGGAAATCGTACAGCAGGCTGATGCCGGCAACCGTGAAAATGCGGAGAAGGAAGCCATAGAGGAAGTGGCGGGTTATCTACGCAGCCGGTATGACGTGGATGCCATCTTCTCCTCCACCGGAGAAGAACGTAACAAAGTGATCGTAATGCGCTGCTGCGATGTGGCACTTTATCACCTGGTGTCCAGTCGTAACCAGCGGCAGGGCATGGAGATACGGAAAGAACGCTATGAGCGCGCCATCAAATGGTTGGAAGATGTGCAGAAAGGAAGCGTTATGCCGGACTTGCCTACACCCATAGGCCCGGACGGTGAACAGGATATTAACAACCCGATCCGGTTTGGATCGGAAAAACGGAATAACTATGGCTGGTAATAAAAGTGCAATGGAACTGAGCGGAAGCCTGTCTGAAAAGATGGCCGGGCATCGTACACGAACAAGGATAACGGACAGCGAAGTTCCCGTACGGGTGACTTCCGGTGGCAAAATGTCGCTGGCCCAACAGAACAAAGTCCGCAAACTCATTGTGGAGCTGATGCAGCAAACGGAGATGCTCACCAAGAAGGATATTGCGGACTGGCGCAATGCCTGGCAGGCGGCCATCAATGTGGAGTTTCCACGCCGGGCAAGGCTGTATGACATCTATACCGATGTGGATGTAGACCTTCAGGTTACCGGTGCCATCGGGCAACGAAAGAATATGGTGAAGCGTAAAACCTTTAAGATTGTAGATTCAAAAACCGGAGAGGAAAAGCCGGAAATCACCGAAATGTTTGAGCGGCCGTGGTTTAAATCCCTGATGGATATGGCGCTTGATACTCCCTACTGGGGGCACTCCCTGATTGAGCTCGGAAACGTGATAGACGTGGCAGGCGTGCCCGGCTATGATGCCGTGCGCCTCGTGCCCCGCAGACATGTCATGCCGGAATTCCATGTGATTTTGAAGAATCCCTTCGATGACCAACTTACGGGTTACGACTATCACGACCCGGCCATGTACAACTGGCTTATAGAACTGGGAGGCGAGCGCGATCTTGGATTATTCCTGAAGCTGGCCGTGCAGACTATTCCTAAAAAGAATATGCTGGCGTTTTGGGATCAGTTTGGCGAAATCTTCGGAATGCCTATCCGGATTGGCAAGACTACCAGCCGCGACCCCAAAGAACATGCCAAAGTGGAAAATATGCTTTCGTCCATGGGGGCTGCCGCCTGGGGGCTATTTCCGGAAGGCACGGAGATTGAGATAAAAGAAACCACCCGCGGAGATGCGTTTAATGTCTATGACAAACGGTTGGATAAGGCGGATGCCTATATCAGTAAGGGGATACTCAATCAGACCATGACTATAGACAACGGCTCATCGCTCTCACAAAGCCAGGTACATCTTGAAATATTCAAGCAGGTAGTGGATACCGATGCGGATACTCTTATTCGTGACATGGTGAATTACCAGCTATTGCCTCGTATGGTGCTGCATGGCTTTCCTGTCAAAGGTTGCCGTTATGACTGGGATGAAGGCGTGGAATACACACCGGAACAGCAGGTTGCCTATGAGCGTATGATAGGAGAGAAATACGAGATTGATCCGGAATATTTCATTCAGAAATACAACATACCTATTCTTGGACCTAAAAAGATAGAAGCACAACCCACGACGCAACTAAAGAATTTTTTCGACTAAGCCCTGCCGATTACGCAGGGCTGCACGAACGGGCGCAGTTGTTATACGGACTTGACACGCTTAAACTAGCGGCAGATGAAACGACGGAGGAAGAGGCGTATGCTTTCTTCAAAGCCCTAAGCCGCAAATGGCATAAAATGATGGAATGGCTGCACGGGCAGAATCCACAGGAGTTTAAGCCGGAAATGCTAAAGGAGCCTGCCGTTGTGGAATTTATAGACGCCACCGCCAATGTACTCAATGACGCCGTGGATGAAGGATTGAAAGTCGTGCCATTGGATGAAGTCAGCGTGCAGCGTTTGCAAGAAAGTAACTTCGTTTTCAGTGGATATAAGACATTCCATGAATTGAATGAGGCCTTCCCCTTGTTATTGGACAAAGACGGCAATATCAAGCCGTTTAACACGTTCTTGGACGATGTACAGCGCATTAATACAGACTATAATAAATACTACTTGAAGGCGGAGTATAATTTTGCTGTACAAAGTTCTTTGATGGCCGCACGATGGAAATCGTTTAATCCAGACAAACGTTACAACCTGCAATACCGGACAGTGGGTGATGAACGCGTGCGCATCAGCCACCGATCCCTAAACAGAATTACGCTGCCAATGACCAGCAAATTCTGGGATTGGTACTTTCCTCCCAATGGTTGGGGCTGCCGGTGTACCGTTGTGCAGGTGCTAGCAAAGAATTATATAGTGTCGGATGAGCGTGAAGCCATGAATGCTGGCAGTCAGTCTACGGCAGGTAAGCATCAGGAGATGTTCCGCTTTAATCCGGGGAAACGAATGACTACATTTCCGGCTTACAATCCCTATAGTGCACAAGCCTGTGCCGGATGTGAATATAAACGCACTAAGAATCCGAAGAATGACCAATGTGCAGCTTGCAAAGTCATTCAGGAATTGGCGGGATATACCGTACATCCGACCACAAACGGTACGGTACGCATACATGAGCACCACGGCAAAAATGAAAGGGATGAGAATTTGAATATTGCCACATATTTGGCCAATAAATACGGTTATGACATTGATTTGCTGGAAAATATAGAGGGTAAGAAGAGTGCTGATTCCTACAACCGTACTCTTGGCGTGCAGCAGGAATACAAGAAGTCTGAAACGCCAACAAGAAACTCCATAGACAGGTTGCTACGGGATGCAAAAAAACAGGCCGGAGACATTGTTTTATCCATTGAATCGGATATTGAATGGGAAGATTTGACGGCGGCCCTTCGTCCACGGGTGAAACGCAGCGATAGTATTTCTTATGTTACGGTTATTCGTGACGGGAAAGATCATAGGTACAGCAGGGAGGAAATCCTTTCGGAAGGCTTTAAAATACATCAGGCAGACCTGACGTAATCAAATCTGCCTGAGGGGGGCTCCCGGCCTTTCGGCTTGAAACCGATGCAAATATAGGTTTAAATCTTTAATTATCAAAAGATATGGCGAAATTAAACATTGACATGCCCCAATTGATAGCTCAATGCCTGAGTGATATTCAGATTAAACTATCGGATGAGTTCGACCGGAATTTTGAGCGTCAGGCATTCTTCTCTGAAAAATGGAAACGCCGACGTTATGATTCGGATCCGGAGCGAGGTATACTTACACAATCAGGTGCATTAAGGCGGAGTATTATTTCCAAAGTGGAGGGCCGCAGACTTATATTTACGAGCTCCATGCCTTACAGCAAGATACACAATGAGGGCGGTGCCATCACCGTCACGCAGCGAATGAAGGGATATTTCTGGCATAAGTATAAAGAAGAAACCAAACGTTTGAAAGGTAAGGATATGACCGAAGAAGGGGCCTTTTACCGCGCAATGGCTTTAAAGCGCCGCGGCAGCAAGATTCAGATACCCCGGCGTATGTTCCTGGGCAAATCCCCGGAAGTGGAAAAGATAGTCCGCGAAGTGGCGGAAGATTGTTTAGCAGAGTATTTTAATCACGTTCAATTTACATTCAAATGAGAAAGCAAATATTTAATACCCTTATTGCCCAGCTCAAACGGGCAGTGTATGATGCCGACGGCAAGTTTCGTGTTCTGACTGATGCCGAACTGGCGGCCGCGCAACAGGCGGAAGCTACCGGATGCGAAAAAGTAAACTATGTGTTCCGGCATTTCGACCTGTGGAACCATAACGTTGAATTCATTGATCAGGAAGACCAGTGGGACACACCTGCCGTATTCTTTGACTTTCAGGACTTGAAGTATGACACAGGGCAGGGCATTCGCCGCGCTAACTTCGTAGTACATCTGCACATTGTTTCAGGAGTGGAATTCCGCTATGATGGACAGGATGAAGCAAACAGCCGGTTTGATTTGCTAGACCTGCCTTATAAACTACTGCACTTCTATAACGGAAACGGGTTGTCAGGTGTAACACATTTAGGAAGTCAGACCAATAACGACCATGAGGAACTGGTAGAAAGCATAGAGAGCTTCGGCGGTTTTGCGGTGGGCTAATTGAAAAGTGACATCTGTAGTTCCTGTTGCTGGGCCTGTACTTTGGTGTCGGCACTGGCGTTAATAAGATTATAAAAAGTCTTTTCACACATGGGATAGACGGGCCAGATATAGCGGCGCAGAATTTCGCGGTTGGAAAGCCCGGACTTTTCGTGCTCTTCGTAAATGCGAATCACCTCGCTCACGCGGTGTGCGTACATCCTGCCAACTATCTTATGCCGACTTTTCTTCATGTCACCCTGATTTCCCTGATTGATTGATACAAAAATAAATGTTTTTACAGATAAAAACCAAAGAAACCGCTACAAATCAATGTAACGGTTTCTCATGCCACAAAACAATAGTCAAAAAATAAAATTTAGTTCCTTCCTCTTTAATAATTTATACACATTTTGCAACTCATTAACGAAATATATATCTATCTCTATATCATTTTGACCTTTCTCATCCTCAACAAAAATAGAATAACCGCCATCCTTGTTTCTTGTTAAGTCAAAATTTTCATTAAGTATGAAGTGAATATCTTCTTCATACCCCCCTTTAAAGACTTTCTTTTGGAAGTTATTATGTTCTAAAAGCTCGTCAGATACTGATATATATTCAAAAGAATCCACGCTTCTGTCGTTCACTTTTTTGTTAGGATAATCTATATTGTTTACAATACATAAATGTCCCTCTTCCCCTCTAATAAAATTTCCTATCCGTAAATTCTCAACTTCGATCATATTCTTGATTTTTTATGCAAATATATGAAAGTCAATCTTTAATATAAAGCTTGCAGCCCGTTTTCTCTTTTGCCCGAAGGAGGAAGGTAGCCGCTTCGTCGGAATCAACCACAAGCTTTATACCGACCAGTCCTTCTGTTTTGGGCTTGAAAAATAGCAGGCTGCAAGGCTGTTCATAGTAATTCCAGTAATAAATAAAATCCGCCAGCCGGAAGGAATCTATTTGTACTATATAATTTACTGGTATTCGTTGCATGGCTATCCGGGAAAGATCATTTCGTTAAAAGCGCGTTCTTCGTCAATCTCACGCAGGATAAGTTGCTGTTCTATTTCCGGCCAACCGGGAAAGCCACCGAAGTTTTTGTCATCTATATAGATGTCAGCATATACTTTGCGGTTATTACCCCCATGTTCGGCAATGTTTTCAGGATGATTGTCATTTATACGATCGAACGGGATATCATGCCCTGCAAGCCAATTAATAGCCTCAAGCAGGTTGTCTCCTGTGCGGCATGTCCAGATAATAATGTAGTGGCCACGTTCATGCAGCTTGCGGATCACTTCACCCGCATATGGTTGCTCACCCTGTATCAACGGATATTGGCTCCGGACAATTGTTCCGTCAAAATCTATAGCTATGATCATAATTAAACTGAGGTAATAGTGAAATAAATCAAGGTTATGATAAGGATTATGAAGATTGGCAAGAGGCAACCACTGCATCCTCCCGAAGGTTCACAACATAGCTTATCTATTCCATTCTTTTCTTCCATATCATTCTTCTTTTTGAATTAAATAAGGAAACACATCCATAATTGCCGTTTCTGATACCGAGCAGATGATATAATCTGCCATAGTGCCTTTCATCCCGGCATCCAGCTTCTTGACCGCGTCTCGCAAATCAGCGGCTTGTACAAGCACATGAACGGTAGTTTTCTTTTCCGCTCCGCTCTTTTCGTCCAGCGTAATAAACGCCATCTTGCAGTTGAACCAACGGTCGGCGGCTTCCTCTTCGCTAGAGAACAATTCGCTGTAGTTAGCACGTTTGATATCCGATACTGTAAACTCTCCGGAGATGAACGGGGTGATCTCCTCAATTATTCGCGCCTCTGCCTCGGTAAAGCTAAGCGCATCCACCAGGTAAGGTTCGGTCACCTTCTTGTTCATCCCGTTCTCCATTGTTTTCTCGTAACGGACTTTGCATTCGAACCAATTGTGCATTGCCATTACATTGCAGATAAAGAAAGTGGCAAAGTCTCATAACCCTCTTTGTCACCTCTGATCTCCACCTGTATGAACTGACAAGATGGCACCGGGCGATAGGCGTTTTCTATAATGGCAATTCCTTCAAGGAAGCGATCATTACCACTTTTGGACGCTAGTTTTTTTAATTCCAATACTTTGTTGGCCTTTAGCGCACCCTTATTGTTTTTCGCAAGCAGCGACATAACCGTTTCTACTAAAGTTGCTGAGTTCTCATCCTTAGCCAACGTAGCCAAGTATTCCTTCACGATCTCAATGCCTGATTCAACAGTGTCGTCCCATCCTTCATTTACCCGACTACCAAGTGTAAGGCGAAACGAAGCATCAGCTGTGGTAAATGTGTCACTTTTCCGATCTCCTTTCGTTTTAAACAGCTCATTCTTCATTTGAATGACCGCTCCGAATTCTTGAAACACTTCCTGTTTTACACGCATCATTTCAGCGGATAGCAATTGTAACTTCTTGACGGATGTCTCCACCGTCTTATCTACCAACTGCTTGTACGCTTCTTTCTGTTGTTCTACCAGTGCCTTTTCAGCACGTTCCTCTGCAACAAGCTCTTGCATGAGCTTTGCTTTTTGTTCTTTGGTTAAATTCTTTAAATTCATAATCTTCTATATATTATTAGTTATGCGTTTTTAATATGTTCAACCACTCCGTTTTCATCAGGTTCCCCCCATTGACGCCCCTTGTTTGTCTCAAGCTTATTAAATGCCACTGTAACCAAATCATCAGCATCATACCCCATGTGTGTAGCGCAATCAAGCAATAACATAAATACGTCGGCGATCTCTTCACCAACGTTCTCCATTTTTACTGATATGTCCTTAGATTTATCTTCACTAAAAAAATCCGACAAAGCACATATTAATTCTTCGACTTCTTTTTTTAAATGGTAAGATATTGGCAAGGAGCGTTCATGAGAGAATATCCCTTCATTAAATTCTTTATCCGACCATTCACTTATTTCATTCATAAGCGATTGTAGCCTTTCTAATCCTTTCTTATTCATTTGTTTTTTGTAATGTTAGTATTTGATTTTATATTTTTTTTCAATGTTACCGCGTGCATTTTGCCCAGCTTTTTTTAGTTCCGACTTTCTTTCACCTATCAACTCTTTGTACTCAAGCTCCAATGCATCATATCGGCGAAGTTCAGTGTGGTATTCTGCCACCTTGGCATCATATTGGCTTCCGGACGCGGTGACTGTGTTCTCGTACAGCCAATCCGACAATGCAGAAAGGCGCGAGCCGCTTTCCTGCAGTTTTTGTTCTAAAGAGGCCTTCTGCTTTCTTTTAATTACAGTGTCCATCTTGCTTCTCTTCTTTAAGTTGCTCCACTTCTTTCTTCAGGTAGTAGACGTTCCGCCCATAGACGCATGGCGTCAATAAGCCTTCTTTGCAATATCTCTTTACCACATTTAGCCCTATGCCAAGCAATGCGCAAGCCTGACGCTGGTTAATCATATTCTTGGCTGCAAACGGTTTAGGTAATATCTCACGATCTGATTTTATACGCTTTTCCAATTTCAGGATGCGCTGTCCCTGTTCTTCAATACGCTTTAACAGAGAATTAAATTCTTCTTTGGTAATAGTAATGGAATTTGGAACTGTTGTGGTTTCTAAAGGTATAATATCGCAATAATCAGGTATTAGTACTTCTATATCTATTTTACCGGAGAGATATTGTGCAGCTTCGCGAGTGGCGAAGTATAAAGCTTCATCTTTGTTTTCTCCACCAACGTTTACCACATAAGTTTGAAAGACTTGGCTTTCGGTCATTTTAGTGGAGATTACTTTTATCTGTTCCTCCGCTATTTTGCCTCCCTTACCTTTCAGGTAGGAGATGGCTTGATTGATTTCTGATGGACTTCTCATTTGGTCATTTGTTTTGTTAAATAGTGGTATTATCTCCTTGTACAAGCATATCAAATAAGCCTCGCGAGATGCGATAAACATCTGTATCAGGAAGAAAATGAGCATCATAATCGCTAAATTTCATTCGACACACATAAATCTTTCGTTTGAATAGTTTTAAATTTTCCCAATATGTACCTTTGAATATATATGGTTCACGATTGAACATAAAGCAATCACCTTTCTTCAATGCTCTTAATTGTACTTCTGGCTGCTCAAACATAATTATTCCTCCTCATCCGGTTCTTTTCGAGCTATCGCTTCAAGCTGACGCTTTAAGTCTGTCAGTTCATCAAGATACATCTGTGAGATGTTTTTCCGTGCCTTGCTCCGGCTGCGGGCAAAGACATTCAGTTTAGCAAGATTCATTTGTTTATCCTCTTCCGATTCAGTTGTAAAACCCTTATTTAGGAAGGATATTTTGAATGAGAGAGAATAGATAGACCGGCAAAGATTTGAACCCTCTTTGCGTACATAATTGCGAATTCGTTCATCTTCCTGAGTATTCAGTCGAGAGATCAGCGCGCGAGCTTCGTCAAAGCTCAACTCCTTGCTGGATGATGTCCGTCCGGACGTGAACGAATAGATCATGCTGTGCCGGGCCTCTTCATTTACCCGGGCCGCGCGGCAGGCAGCGTGCAATGCACGTAGCTGCTGCGGGCTAATTGGTTTATTCTTCGTTGTTTTCATC